CGGAACTGCCATTCGCTTCTTACGCCCCGATGCCCGACCCCTACAGCTTCGATGGGGTGGCGAAGACGGAGGTCGCCTTCGGTCCCCAGCAGACCGCCAACCGGTTGGCGAACCAGAAACTGGACGCTCTGGACCTGCTCATCGACCCGATGTGGGTGGCGAACTCAGGGGTGAACATCAATACCCAGCACCTGTTCTCTCGGGCTGGGCGGATCCTGTTGGTGGATGGCGCAGCGGACGAAACGACCATCCGGCCCCTGTCCCCGGACATGCGAGGGCTGCAGGCGGCGTACACGGAAGTGGCGCAACTCTTTCAGTTCATGCAGCTTGGCACTGGCGAGACCGAGGCGTTGCTTGGGGGTGTGGCGGGTCCGGGTCGAGAGACTGCCCGAGGGTTTCTGGGACGTCAGGAAAACGCTCTCACCCGGCTCGCCATGGAAACCAGACTGGCCGAGGAAGGGTTCATCGAGCCCCTGGCCAACGCCTTCCGGAAGCTGGACAAGAAGTACCTGTCGTTCCCGCATGAGATCCGCATCCTCGGGAGTCTGGCGACCACCAACCCCACGACCGGTCTGCCCTACGAACCGGAGCAGGCGACCATCGACTACGAGGACTTGGTTCCGGACTACCGGGCTCGAGCCGTTGGGGCTTCGCAGATGATGGGCAAGACGGTGAGACAGCAGAATCTTGTATCCTTGTTGCAGATGATGTCGGCCAATCCTGCCATGATGCAACTCGTGAACTGGGCGAACTTTGCGCGTCAGGCTTTCGAGCTGTTCGACTTCAAGAACGTCAACGAACTTCTGGTTTCTCAGGTGCCGATGGTGAACCAGATTGCCCAAGACACCGGCCAGTCCCCGATGGGGGTGGCTCGGGCGGTTTCAAGTCCTCTGGAGCAGTTGTCGCCCCAGACCTTGGGGAGCCTGATGCAGACGGGGAACGCGGCACCGATGCCGGGACTTTCGTGACATGCCGTTGACCGGGGAGCAGCTGGACAAGGTAAAACTTGTGCTGATGAGTCCCGGATGGAATGATGTCATCAGGCCGGCGCTCGAGAACCGAGGCCGGAATGCCATCAAGGCCCTATGCCTGACCCGGGCAGAACGCTCCAAGGTCATGGCGGGTCAAGCGTTCGACACCGACGATGATGTCCTGAGGGCGATGATCCGCGAAGCTGAGTGGATGATAGCCATCTGGGCGAATGAAGTGTCGGTGGACGAACACAATCGCCGTCTCGACGAACTCGACCGGCAGGGCGCAGCAGGGAGCACCGGGGCGAACCCCTGAGTGCCATGGAAAGGCAACGATGCCAGAGCCTAACGAACCACAGCCGACCCCGCAGCAGCCGCTGAACCCCGACCTGATGGGCTACCCGTCTGTCGAGGCGCTGGTCGCTGCCAAGCGGGCGAGCGACGTCGAGGGCAAGCGTCTTTTCGATGAGAACCAGAAGAAAGACCTGCTCCTGTCGCAGATGCTCCAGAACGGGCTCGAGGGGACCCCTCGTCAATCCGTTCCGGACCGTCGTTCGGCTCGCCCTGAAGACCGCTTGACGGAGTTCGGCGTCCCGGTGGACGCGCTCCGCGAGGTGGTGAGGGCGGAGTTCGCGGAAGCATTCCGGCCCATCTCCAATGGGCTCCAGGCTCGCGGGCAACTCGTTGCCAGTCACCCCGATTACGTCCAGTTCGAGACCGACGTGGCGCAGTTCATCAACACTGACCCGGAGTTGTCAGCCTCGTACCCGAAGATGTTCGAGGTCACCCCGGTTCAGGCGATGGAATATGCGTTCCTGAAGTTCACGGAGTCACGTCGGAAGACGCTGGGGGGCGAGCCAGAGGCTTCCTTCCCCGGCCGTGCCGACGCTGGCATCCCGACATTCCGGTTGGGCGACGGACGGCGAGAGCCGGGGCAGGATGCGGCAGTCCAGCAAGCCTTCGAGCGTTTCCAGAAGACAGGGACTCCGCAGGATGCTCAAGCCTACGCCAAAGCGCGCCTGAAGAGTGTCATCTCGGACGAGTTCCTGCAGCGATAGGGGCTCGCCGGTCAAAGGAGTGACCCATGGCGCTTCCTGGTGGTGCAATCACCACTCAGGTGGCTGGCTTCTTCGGCCAGGCCACCCTTGGCGGTATCCACCATGAGGATCTGACGGACCTCGTCACCATCCTCGATTCGTTCCAGACCCCGTTCTTCTCCAGCGCTCCCAAGACTCGCTGCACGGACGTCGTCCACTCGTGGACGGTCGATACCCTGGTGGCGACCTCGACGGCAGGCGTGCTGGAAGGCGACGACTTCAACGCCGCGGGTACCGGTGCCGCGCTGACTGCACCGACCCGTCTTTGGAACGTGTGCAGCATCCTCCGGCGCGACGTCGTGGTCTCAGACCGCGAGCGTGACGCCAACCCGGCCGGCATCCGGGACATGTACGAGCACCAGATCATGAAGGAGTTCAAGGTGCTCGCCCGCAACTTCGAGTCGCTGATGTTCTCGACCGGAGCGACGGCGACCAACACGGGTGCTGCAGCGCAGGCACCGTTGTCGTTCGGTTTCCGTGGCTTCGGCATCACCATCAGCGGATCGGCGTCGGCAGGCGTGACCACGGCGGACATCGTGTCGCTGTCGCAGACGCTGTTCCAGAACGGCGCGGAGCCGGATTCGCTGTGGTTCGCTCCCGCCTCGAAGCGTCAGTTCGTCAACGCCACCATCTCCTCGGGTTCGGGCAACGTCCGCAACATCGCGGCGACGGACCAGAGGTTGGTGGCGAACATCGACGTGTTCGAGACGCCGTTCAACCAGCTCTACGCGGTGATCACGGACCGGTTCATCCCCATCTCGACCAACTCGGCATCCGGTGCGTACTTCATCGGGGATCGAGCGATGGCCAAGGTGGCGTTCTTCCGTCCCCCGCAGCACAAGCCGATGGGTAAGGGCGGCGACCATACGAGAGGAATTGTGCTCATGGATGCCACGCTTCAATTGGACCATCCTAGTTCGTGGGCTGCGATCACGGGCGTGACCAACGGCTAGTAACGAAGCGAACATGTGGGTGGCTGCCAGTACGGGGCCACCTACTTGGAGGTGAGCATGGCAGGCAATCAGTCCAGAGGTTTGATCGCAGCGAGCAAGACGCGCGGGTGGGATCCGACGAAGATCCCAGCGCGCGCCGGGCGTCCCGAGGTGGACCTGAGCAAGATCGACGTGGACCCGTTCCCCCACAACATCACGCAGACGACTCCGGTCTACCCGGAGCAGCCGGGCGGTTACCCTGAAGGCTGGGTGAACGGCACGCAGCCGGTGCCGCCGCCGCAGGACCCGCCGCATGTGGGCGCACAGGACATCTTCGCTCCGACACAGTTCTCGCACCCCGACACGTCCAGAGAGACGGTGTCTCGGGGTGTGGGGAAGGAACTGCCGGTTCGTGGCATGACGGGCAAGGCGACGGAGCCTCCGGCGCAGAACCCGACCCCGAACACGCCGTTCCCGAATCCCGCTGCGGTGCCGTTCGCGCAGCCGAACCACAACAAGGCGGGTGTCGGCCGTACCACCAACGCCAACCCGTTCGCTGGCATGGGAGGTGAGTGATGACCATCGTCTTCAAGGGCGGTACCAGTGGCAATCGTGAGGACGCCATCTTCCCGATGCCGACTTCTGGATCTCCGCAGCCGCTTCTCAAGACTCAGACCTCTGGTCCGGTGCCGAGCACGGTGGTCTTCAACTCGGAGCACTTCGATGTGAAGACGCACCGCGAGCAGGCGACCCCGGACTTCATGCCCACCGGCGGCACGACCGCTGGCCCCAATGATGCCGAAGGGGCGTACTCGACGGACATGTGTCAGCAGGACATCAAGGACTTGAAGTTCGACCCCGCTCAGGGTGAGGGGACGATCTTCAAGGGTGCGCCCAACACGGGGACCGACTAGCCATGAGCTTCTTCATCGGCAAGAACGAGACGATGATGGATGCCGCTTTCGGCGACGTCGATGACTTCATGGACAAGCACCCGACCATCTACGGACCTCGGTTCGAGGCCATCGCTGAGTTGCGTAAGGCTGATGACGGCACGATGCACAAGGGGCAGGAGTTCCGGCGGGTGGCCTCGTTCGTCAACATCCCCATGTTCGGCGCGGTGACGAGGTTGTTCGAGCCGGACTTCATGAAGGACAAGAACAAGTTCTATGCCTTCCTGGACCGGAACAAGCATTACTGCACCTATGACCGCCGCTGGCAGGGTGGGGAACAGCCGAAGCAGGGAACACCGAAGATCATGAATCTCGCCGACATGGGGCTCGCCTACGAGGGGGCTCCGGAGACGTCAGAGGGCTGGGAACCGGTGGAGGTGGAAGTGCCGCTCGCTTCGGACATCGTCAGGGAGGACGCATGAAGCCGCTTCGCATCTATAGCTTGATCCCGCCCAATGGGTCGGCGTCGTTCTACTACCGCTGCTGGGTGACGCTGGACACCGCGGCCCACTTGGGGTTGCCGGTCGAGTGTCTCATCGACAAGAACGACGCCAACGTGCCCCCGGAGAAGCGGGTCAAGGAGTTCTGCGAGGCTGACCTTATCCTCCTCTACCAGCCCATCGGCGAGTCCCCTGTCAACAACATCCGCGGCATCCAGAGTTTCCTGCCTTCCAAGCGGGACAACGAATGGAAGTGGAGTCCGAGCATCGTCATCGAGACGGACGACAACCTGTTCAACGTCTCCCCCTTGAACCAGGCGTTCAAGTCGCTGGGCATCCGCGACATGAACGGCAACCTGATTCCCATCGGCCACCACATCGGCGTGGTCGAGGAAGGGGAGAAGAAGGTGCTGTGGCAAGACGGCCAGAAGGGCTTCAGCCTGGCCAAGAACCGCCAGCAGATGGGCACCTACCGGAAGATCCTGGAGATGGCGGACCAGATCCAGTGCTCGACCCCCGAGGTGGAGAAGTCAGTGTTGAAGGAGATCCAGCCGAGACGTATCAGGACCTTCCCCAACCTGGTGCGGTTTGACCACTACCCGCAGGTGGCGCTGCAGCAGGACGAGTCCAAGGTCAACATCATGTGGCAGGGGGGCATCGCTCACTACGAGGACTGGTATCCGCTGCGTCAAGCCGTGGGGAACATTACCAAGCGTTACCCAGAGGTTCACTGGCACATCTGGGGGTCGCAGTTCCCGTGGACCACGGAGTTGATCCCGCAGGACCGGTTGACGTTCCACCCGTGGTGCGAATACGTCGAGTACAAGCTCCGCATGTGCATGATGAATCACGACATCGCATTGGCACCGCTGACTGACAACGTCTTCAACCGCTGTCGCTCGGCCATCAAGTGGTACGAGTCGAGCGTGCTCCACAAGCCCGCAGCGACCTTGGCGCAGAACACCGGGGCTTACAAGGCCGAGATCCAGGATGGCAAGACCGGACTCCTGTTTGATTCCCCCGAGGAGTTCGAAGACAAACTCGCCCGCTTGGTGGAGGACCGCATCTACCGCAAGGAGCTTGCGGCCAACGCCAAGGACTGGATCTCCGAGAACCGGGATGCGTTCAAGGTGGTACCGAGCATCATCGCCTCTTGGGAACAGATGCGAGGTGAACGCACCATTGAGCAGCCGCACGTGAGCGACGAGGAGTGGAGCGAGATCGAAGCCCAGGACCGCGCGGAGCAGGAAGCCGAGATGGGAGCCACGGATGACGCTGTTCCAGCCCTCAACGAAAGCGGTTAGTGCCGCCGCGCAAGAGATAGCAGATTGCGTCGGGGCGTCCGGCGACTCGGAGATGACGACCCGGGCTGGGCGCTCTCTCTTTGCGGCGCTCGAGCACTTCAACAACCGCGCCAAGTGGAACTTCCTCCTCACTGAAGCCTCGCCCATCAGCATCATCGCCCCGTTTCAGGTCACCGGGGTGTCGGCTTCAGGAGGACAAGCCTCCGCTGCTTGTGGTGCCGGGCATGGCCTGCAGCCCGACGACTTCGTCTCCATGACGGGGTTGAGCGATGGCATCCGCATCTCAGCCACTTCAGCCTCGGGGTTCGGCATCTATGGCACCTTCTCGCTCGGGGCTGGGGTCAACGTCGGCACGGCCACGGCGATCCGGGACATGTACGACCTACCCTCGGACTGGAAGGCCGCCTACTCGGTGAGAATGGTCGGCTCCAAGACCACGCTCCATCCGGTGGGACGCAGGTTCTATGACCGCTCCAACTACCTGAGTGAGCAGACGTCGATCACCGTCCCCACCAACTACGACGTGTTCATGGTCGGGTCACGGGGGAAACTACGGATTCTCCAGCCCCCGTCGACCTCTGACGTCCTGCAGCTCCGCTACTACCGCCGGATGACCATCCCCACCACCACGGCGACGGCCGCTGTCTTGGACATCCATCAGGACTACGAGCCGTATCTCATGGCGTGGGGGAAGTGGCATTTCCTGACGGACAAGTCCGAGGGTCGCGGGGAACAGCTGAAGACGTGGTTCGCGCTCTCGGAGCAGGGGTTGGTGACGATGCTCAAAGAGCAGACGAGCCAGCCGGACGCTGACGTCGGATTTATTCCGGGCGCCTACGTATTTGGGGTCTGGGGCGATAACACAACCCGGTTCATAAATTGGGATCAATCCTAGGAAACAACGTGCTTCCATGCCCAGCCACGGAGTATGGCTCTGATGGCCTCACGAGTGACTCCGAACATCTTTCCAAGACGGACTTGCCCGTAGCCCAGGGCGTGAAGCCTCTTGATTTCTAAGACCTTTTGCTCGTCCAGCTTGGCTAGCCAATGGCGACTGCCTCTTGGCACGTTTTTGGTTGAGCCTTTGCGATACCGGCCCTTGGCCATCATGTCCCGCATGTTCTCGGACTGGGTACCGAGGAACAGGTGGCTTGGATTAACGCAGTCCTTGACGTCGCACCGATGCAGAACGAACAGTCCAACGGGGATTTCGCCGAAATGAATCCTCCAAGAAACTCTGTGGGCTCGGTCGGGTTTCCCGTTTCTGTGAGCTTGTCCGTAGCCGTTCCGGTGCTTGGCGCCAATCCATTGCCAGCACCCATCGTCGCTCTTGGCGACCCGAGCAAAGAAGCTGGCCCGGTATTCCTCCTCGGAAAACGGCAGGTTATGGCCGCCGGAGTCACGTCTCGTCGGGAAGTAGACCGGTGTCATGTCCTGGAAGATACACCAATGCACATTGGGAGTCAATAGTGCCGCGCAAAGTCGAACCGCTTGACGGAGGTTTGGTAACCGACCGCGACCCGGCGCAGTTGAAGCCGGGGCAGTTGTCGGCGATGCGGAACTTCGTCTATCGCAATGGCTCGACGAGTCTTTTGCCTGCAGCTGGTAGGGCTGCATGGGGGACTGTGAATGCGACGGCGACTGCGGTACGGGGCATACGTGATATCCAGTTCGACAACGGCAATCACTACCTGATTGCCATGGCGGGTACCAAGTACCGCCGCGCCCCGGTGTCGACATCTACCCAGACCTTCACCGACCTTGCCACCATCGCCTCGGTGGGGAGCGCTCAGACGCTGGAAGCGGTGCAGTACCGGAACCGCTTCTTCCTCCTGAATGGGGCCACGGCTGACAGTTCGGCCATCAACACCAACACAGTGGTCTATCTCTCAGCGACTGCGGCTGCAGCGACGCCTCTGACTCGCCAGCATGGGATGTTGCCGGTCAACTCTGCTCCCAATGTCGTCACTGCTGGTGGTGGGGCGTTCTCGCAGAGTGTCACCGGGTACTACGAGTACTGGACAACTGAAGCCTCACGGTTCAAGCAGGATGATGCGGACACGATTCTCGAGTCTGCCTACTCGTCGGACAACGGTACGACGACGGTGTTTGTCTCCGCGACCAGCATCGTGCCGACCATCCAGCTGCCGACGATCCAGAATGTCGGGTTCGCTACCCACTGGCGCATCTATCGGAGCCCGGTCAAGGCCAAAGCTACAGACAAGAAGTTCCCAGTAGGGTTCATGATCGCTGAGGTCGGGACCGGAGCGTCTGCCCACGCTGACACGACTGCTGTGGCTTCAGCGTCTGGACTCCCGGCATCGTTCAACAGCACCGGGTTCTACTTCGGGTTCGCCAGCGCATCGAGCATGGCGGCGGATGACGGTGTGTATGCCTCAGCCACCATCGGCGCCACGCAGGTTCTAACCCAGCAGGGTGCCTACAACTTCAACATCCCGGCTTTCAATGGCAACGTGCAGGGCATCGTTGTGGAGATACAGGGCTACGTCAGCGCAGGCTCTGCCCCGGTACCGGTGACGGTATCTCTGGGCAAGCGGCGCACGAGTGACGGGCACTTCCTGCAGACGGTGCGGGAGCGGCAGACTGTCGACATCGCGGCTTCCAAGTCAGGGCTCATCACCAGCACGAACTCCGGAGCACCGACCACGTTGACGTTGGGATCGTCCACAGACCGCTGGATACCGAGCAACATCGGCGGGTTCGTGGATACGGACTTCGACACCACGGTCATGGTCGTGGTGAGTGTCTCCAAGGCCAACGTCTCCATCGGCATCGACTACGTCAAGGTCACGGCGTACTACGGTGCCAGCAACGATTCGACGGTGCAGTTCCCGACCATCGTCTACAACTTCGGCGACATCACGAGTCAGGTGGCGAAGAACTTCCCACCGCCTTCAGCCAACACGGGGGACGTGTTCCAGGACTCGTTGGTCCTGAATGACATGTCCAACCGGGCCATGGTGCGCTACTCGTTCCCCGGAGAGCCCGAGTCTTTCCCCCCGACCTACTTCATCGACTTCGAGACCCGGGATAACGACCAGGTCACCCATATCAGGACGGTGAACAACCGGCTCATCATCGGGCTCGACCACTCGGTGTGGAGGCTCAACTACCTGCCCAGTGAGCGGGATTCGACGTTCGACCGTGGCCGTGCGGTGGAACTCATCTCCCGGAGCTTCGGCATCTACAACCCGATGTGCGCCTGTACGCTGACCATCGATGGCGAGTCGGAGCTGCTGGCGTTCGTCTCGCACAAGGGCATCCACACCACGGATGGCTTCAACTTCATCACCCGATCTCGGAACCAGACGTGGCGCAACTTCATTCCCAGCATTGGTAATAGCTCCTACCCCATTGCGCTCTTGAACGATCCGGAGAACCGGGTGCTGAGGTTCTACTACCGGAACGACAATGACCCGGTATATCCGAGCGACAGCTTCCTCTGCCTGCACATTTCCTACGACCGTGAGGACATTGGTCCTGATGGTAGCTTCAAGTTCTCTGGTCCTGTCCACATGCGGAACTCGGACGGGGTCGGTAACTATGGCAGTTTAGAGTCAGTGGCTGCGGTTCCACATACCACGGGAACGACTTTGTTCTATCTGGGCTATGGCGGTACCGATTCCGGCGTCGGGGGGGGCAAGGTCTACAGGGATGGTCAGTCAAGCACGATTCCATCGGATTACGCCAACTCGACCTTCACCACGCGACGCATGTATATGGCGGGCTTGAGCGGTGAGTGGGAGTTGGACGACATGTACGCCTACTGTGGGTCTACAGCGGGCTATCCACTGGCCACGTACACGTTCCAGAACCTGAAGACCAACAGCACCGAGATCTCGGGGCCGAGCAAGACCTTCTCGGGTACCTCTAACTTCCATCGCGTCAGTCCGCGGATGATGTGCGAAGGACTTCGCATCGTAGTCGAGGCAACGGGGACGAACTACAGCTACGAGTACCTCGTGCTCGGGAGCAAGAACTTCGGCCTGGAAGATAGCGGCAAATGAGAGACTTCACGGGCATCCCCTACGCCAGCATCCCGCCGCCCAATGCGCCGGACTTCTCGTCACGCTTAAGAAATGCCTTGGGTGTCTTGGATGCGTGGGCGAGGGACGCTTCGCAGGCCGTGGCGTTGATCCAAAGGGGTCAGATTCCGCAGGGTCAGGGCGTGACGCTGGGCTCCAGTAGTCTGACTACGGAAGAAAATGCTTTCTTGCGTACTGGGGACGGGTTCGTTGACCTGACCACGGACCAGACGATAAACGGTGTGAAGGATTTCGAGACCCAAGTGGTTATCGGGATTTCCTCTGCTGCGACATTGGATGTTGGTGATTTTCTGGCCCCTGATGGCATCAGGACGGTGTTCGCTGCTGCCAGTGCTGGAGTCGCGGACATCAGTCAGTGGGTAGGAAGTTCGGGGACGTTGGTGGCTAGCGTGAGTCCAACGGGTCTTTTCACGGCTGACTCGGTATACCTGCCGAATGGTGGCACGCTCGGGGCAAACGTCTTTGACGCGGACGCCATTCACAACCAGCTCTACATCAAAGAGACGGGCAGCGGGAACATCGGCACGATCACCTGGCCGGGTCTTGGATCGGGTGCAAGCATCACATTGCCGGTGACGGGAACCATTCTGACCAGTCTTAACACCGTTAATGTGGCTGCAAAGACGTTGTTGAATGACACAAACATCCGCTGCGATACGGGAAGCGGGGTCACGTTCAAGGACAACACCTCGACTACGAAGCAGATGCGCTTTGACCTCTCGGGGATCACCGCTGGCACCACCCGGGCGCAGAAGTTCCAAGACACCGCGGGGTCGGTGGTCCTGGTGGGCAATGCAACTTCAGCCTCGGGAGTTCTTGGGACCATCGCCCTGACCGCCCAGACCGGCAGTCTTGGTGCCCAGACCATGCTCACGGGCAATGCCTCGAGCGCGGGGCTCTACCGGCTGGCGTTCTACATGAAGACCACGACGGCGGGGGATCCCGGGGACACGGTCAAGGCGACTCTGTCATGGAATGACGGCTCGGCCCAGTCGATGGACGTACCGATGCTAAACGCCACCGCCATCGTCAACAACCTGGACGCTGGGACCCTGAATGCCTTCGTTCAGGGGTCGGTGGTGGTCAAGGCCGCTGCTAGCCAGAACATAACCTTTACAACCACCTTGACATCCCCCGGAGCGGGAACCCCGGCCTATTTGATTGACTGCCGGATCGAGGCTTTGGGTTAGAGTAGCGGTCCAAGGAGGGTCAGATGGCTTACGGATTGCCTGCTGTGAATAGTGGCTTGGTTTCAGCCGGGGGTGGCGGCGCTGCCTTGGCAGG